ATGTGAGGGGGTCAGGAGGCGGGAGCCAGACGGCAGTTAGCCGGTGGGGACGCCGATAAACGAAGTAGTCGGGTGGGCTAGTAGACGACGACCGCCTGCTGCACGGACAAGGCGCCGGGTGCGCCAGCGCTATTCAGAGGCTCGACGTAGTAGTCGTAGACTCCCTGCGTCATGCAGGTGACGGTCTCGTCGAACAGCACCAAATCATCTATCGTGGCGGCTGAAACGGCGGTGCAGACAATGCCGAAGTCGGTATTGCCCGAGACTTTTGCCCCCCGGCCCAGCTTTACGCCGGCAGCCGTGGCAGCGGCGATATTGACTGAGGTTCCACCAATAAGGCGCATCGTGGCGGACGCCGACGCGCCGCTGATGGAAGCGGTCGTAATGCCGCTGCGGAAGAATGCACCGACGCTGGCGGCGCCAAGGGTTGCGACAGCCTGTTGCAGGATAGAACTAGTGCCCGCCGCATGGGTGGCTTGGCCGCTGCCGATCGTCCAGCCCGTGCCCTTGGTCCAGTCCGTGTCCGCGGCAAAACCGGGATTAGTCAGCAGGTTTGTGCGAGTTAGGTCGCCTTCGCTGCCTGACACGGGCTGACCAGGAGATACGCTTCGCGTCTCCAACAGGTGCGCCACCCTGTCAAGGACGGCGCCAGATGTGCATCGATATATGCGGACTGCCTTGGCCTCAGCGGGAGCGGTGAAGTTAAAGGACGCGCTGCCCAGTCCACCAAGGGCGATGAAATCAGTGATGCGGCTTGCAGAGGCCGCAGTTAAGGCGAGCCGGAGCGCTGTACGCATCAGACACCCACACCGCGGAGACGCACCTGAATATCGGTCGTTGATGTCAACGTGGTGCCGGTCGCGTCGATGAGCAGGCCGTAAATATCGCGCGTGCCGCTTACAGGTGCAGCCAGAACATTGATACCGTCGACGCTGATGGAGTTGGGCGTGCCGTGATCGAACCAGCCGGAGCCAAGGGGGATGGATTTGATGACCTTGAACGCGTCGGCTGCGGCAAGCGAATACGCCGCGTTGTCCGTTTTCGTGGTCGCAGTCGGGTCGGCGCTGAATAGGACCAGCGTGAGATTAGGCAGAACCGCTGCCTTGCTGACGATCTGCACACCCGTGACAAGGAACTTCTCGTCTGCCACACGAGCGCAGTTGGAGAATGTCAAAAGCGCTCCGATAATGTCGTTGGCAGAGTAGGCGCCGCTGGTCACGGTTGGCGTCACCACCACGTCAAACGCCCAGCCGGGGGTTGGGGTCTGATCGCTGGCCAGCACCACGCGCAAGGACTGCGCCATAGTGCCCTGGCCCAAAGCGGTCGGCAGTAGAGCAATCATGCTGGTGATGCGCTGCGCAATGCGCTGCAGCCTGCCGTTGAGCCCAGATGAAGCGGTATCGGAGGCGGGCGCGGTTTCGGCAACCCCGCCCATGGCCGTGATCTGGGTGGCCTGGTTCGTAGAGGTGGCGAGCGGGACGAGGACGTTAGTCTCATCGACCACGTTGTGGCGCCAGATGTGGACGCCAGAAACGTCCTTGGCGGCCACTGTTCTGGGCAGGGTGCCGCCATCCTTGATCAAGATATTGTCTGCCATGGATGGCTCCTAAATTCCGAGATACTGGCTGTTCGCCGCGACGGAGAAATCGAGCGAGTTGTAGGCGGTCACCGTTATCGAGACCGGCGGATCGCTATATTCTGAGAAGTCACCCCCCGCCGTGACCGTGCGCCAGACGACCAGATAGGTGCCGGGGGCATCGACAATCGGGGACCGAGCCGTGAGCGCCTGCAAATCGGTCGCCATGGCGTTCCATGTCTCGCCGTCATTGTCGGAATACAGGAACTCATAAGAGATGTTCGGCGGCGGCTCCGGGAAGCTGGCCTCGATGCGGGCGGCATTACTGGCTGTGCCAACGATGGGCACTGACACCACGTTGACATCATCCGGATCGAGAAGCGGCACTTCGTCATCAAGTTCGATGAGGTCGATCGGCGGCTTCTCTGGCTCTTCGCCCGGCGCCAGGGTGTAGTAGTCCGCCCCCCATGGCACCATCGACACAGCGCCCACGTGATAGCTGGGGTCCATCTCTATTGGATTGTCGATCTGGTAGAGGCCGGCGAGATCCTCATCCACGTCACCGACCGGGAAGTTCATGGTCACGTAGCGCTCTTCCACCAGCCGGTGGATACGAATGCCGATGTTGGATGCCAGCCGTATCGGCGGCTGAGACTTGAGACCGAAAGCTTTCGCCAGCCGGAATGCCTGGTTGTGATTATCGCAGCCCTCGACTGCCAAAACCTGATAGTTCGGCTGCTTGCCATCTTGGAAAAACGCGGGGTTCTTCCAAGGCGCGGCCGGGATGACCTTGCCGGTGAATGGATCGGTATAGTGCGCGATAACCCCGTCTACAGGGGTCTCCCCATCGTTCACATCGGCACTGGCGAGGCTGATGATGTCGCGCTTGCGGCTGAGCGTTACCGGCTCGAAGTCCTCTTCATAGTGGCCGACGCCGAAGTAGAGCTTGCCCTCTTCGTCATAGTGGACCGTGCCGTCATAGCACCGCAGCAGCTCGCGCTCTCGATCGCCCTTGACCTTGTCCGACCCGAAGGCCACCGACGCAGCATAATTTGGGGCGGTGTCGCCGTACCGATCCTCTATCGGAATATCGCAAATGTCGGCCGCCGCGGCGATCCTGTCCCACTCGAAGCTGTCCATGGGCCGGTTGAAGCCGTGCCGGTCATAGCGGTTCCATGCTGAAACCAGCACCGCGTTGTTCGAGGACGAAGGCCATGTGCTTTCATCATCCGGGTCTTGGTCCTCATCGCGCGGGTCGTAAACCCGGCTCCACCAGCCCACCACGACAAGGCTCGGTTCGCCCACACCGATTGCACCCTGTCGCCAGCTCCGAACCTGCTGCTTCTGCTTGTCATCGCAGGCGTCGATCTTGACGACTGAGAAGGTGGTCCCGACCAGCTTGTGTTCGTCGGTCCACTCTGGGCATGCGGCCTTGAATGCTGCAACGCCAGGAGGCACCGGGTCGGCCGGCGAAAATGTGGAAGTCCAAATCGTGTAGAACGGCTGGAGAGTTTGAAACTGGCCTAGGATGCCGCCTGCCCAGCCCTGAAACTCCTTGGTCGTGACCCGGCGATCCCCGTTGATCGCGACCCGAATGCCGTCGAGCTCGTAGTGGTCGAACTCGACCAACTCGCTGTCGCAGTGGACGATGAGATACCAAAGCGCCCCGTTCACGAACTTGAAGAACAGAACGTTGCCACCGATCTTGCGGTAGCCAGCCGCATACCAGCGGAGCGCAGCGGCGATCTTGACGTTGATGGAGCTGCGTGATTGCGGCTGGCTGTTCTGGATAACCTGCAGGGCCAGCGTTGCGGCGGTCAACAGGATCGTGGGGATGTTGGCCGCAATGAACGAGCCAACGGCTACGCCGGCCCCAAGGGCGCCTAGATAGACCCCTGCCCCTGCCGTACCCGCCAGACCAGCACCCAGGCCGATCAGGAACGTCGACACCGGCTCTGCGCGGACCTCGGCAGCGCCCCATGCCCCCGTCATAGCCGTAGCGATGAGGAGTGATCTCAGAATTCGCTTGTGCAACGCCACGCTCCTGAGACCTTGATGAGACGCAGCGGCAACTGCTCAACCCCGCGGGCAATACCCACAGCCACGTCGCCGTCGAGAACGATGCCGCCGACCTGGGCAGTGCCGAGGTCGACCACGACAGCATCGCCAAAGGCCATTCGATCGACGGGACGGAAATGACCGCTTGCCATCAGCGCCCCGCCCAAGAGCGGAACAGCCCCGCCGGCGGCCCGGACGATGGCAAGCGCCTCTTCCTCGGTGGAATAAGTGCCGCGCCAGGGCGCTCCGATATCGACGCCGCAAAGGGACTGCCCGTATCCGGCAACCTTCAGCAGGCAGTCCGAAAGCCCGTAGACATGCCCCGCACGGCGCCAGGTCCGGACGGTTTCAATAGCGATCGTGCGGATGCTCATTGCGGCTTGACTGTCACGTTCTCTAGAGCGGCGACAAAATCGCAGCCTCGATCCACGGCGATGCCAAATTCCGCGGCTCGATCCCGCTGTCCGGTCGACGTGTAGGTGCCCAGGTCAGCAAGTGCGCGGGATTGGTTGCCATCCCGGCCGATAATGGAAACCGAATAGCGCCGGATGAAGCGCACTTCGTCCCACGTCAGGCCGGAATCGAAGAGCGGCGATATCAGCGTGTATTCCGCTTGAAAGCGCAGCGGCGTTTGCGGACGCAGGCCCTCATTGGGCAGGAGAACGCAGAGGTAGACCCGCACCGGACGGTCTCGCGACTCTTCCTTGACCAGACGGATTTGGTTGTAGGTTTCCCGGTCGATGTACGGCAGGCCGAAGGTCATCTTGGCGGAGGTGCCGTCGCGACCATCACGCGGGCCTGGCGCCTGATGGTGGTCAACGCCGGACGAATCCACCGTGCCAAGCCATTTGCGGCCATCGATCGTGTGCAGTCGGCCAAAGCCTGGCCACATGCGGATTGGTCCGCTGGTGAGGTCGTATTCATAGACCGGTACAAGTGGGCAGGAGATATCCGCGCTGTCCTCATCGTCGCCGCGGTATTGGTCAAGGGCCTCGAGGAAGTTCACAGCAGCGCCTCGAGCAACCTGACCCGGCCCGGCTTGATGATCTCCCCAGCCTCGAACATGCCGGCGAACTCTTCCGGGTTCTGTACCGTCCCCAACATGGTGGGCTTGAAACGAATGAGGTCGCCTGCTTCGAAGTCTGCCCTTAACGGGAGAGACATGCTCAACGTGGCGATCAGACCGTTGTACTGGACCCTGCGCACCATGTTCGGAGCGCCGTCGATCTCGGCTCCGATGCCGATCCATTTGCCGAAGGAGAGCACCCGCCCATACGGTGTCAGATCAACGGTCAGGGAGACGGAGCCCTCCAGAGCGTCGGCTGTGATTTCCGCCACCGGGTTGAATGCCCAGTTCTGGTCATTGCTCCACGGCTCGTCATTGCTCCAGGGCAAGCCATCGATATCGATGCTCTCGGTGGCGCCAAGCTCTATTGCGGAGACCGTTTGCGCGCTCCGAGTAACCGGCATGCGGAATACCCGGCCGGCATAAACCTCCGAGATCAAGCCGCTGATCATGGTCGAGTCGACATCGCCGCCGAAGTTGGAGAACTCAGCCTCCAGCACGGCGCGGCCGCCAATCTCAGGATGGCTTTGCTGAACGGTTGCCAGGGTGAACCCGGACCGGACATTGGACCCCGCTGCCCGCAGCATCTGACGATACGGGATGACTGCTGATGGCCAGTCGCTGATTTCAACGGCAATGCTCACGGCCGAACAACCCCGTATTTGGAGCTATCCGATGCCCACTTTGACTGGGCACGGCCCGCCGTGGAAACAGCCCTTCGTTCGGCAGCACCAGCTTCGCCGCGCGCGACATTCTTGACGTAAGACGAGAAGTTGCCGTTGTCGTCGGCTGCCACGCCGAAGGTTACGTGCGTGGAGCCACCACCGTCCAGAGCTTGGCCCGGCTTGGTGATGTCGACGCGCTCGTTTGGCGATTTGCGGAAAGTCACCAGCTGGCTGTCTATGCCGCCGCTTCCGCCTGGCATGATCGACCCGCCGCGGGCGAACCCGAATAGGCTGGACAGGAATGTGGCAATTGGGTTTCCGCCAACGCCGCCGCCGATACCACCGCCCATGCCTCCAAACAGGTTTTTTAGACCGATTTCCGCGATCGATGCCAGCACATCGCTTATTGCATCTCCGACAGACTTGGAACCGTCGATGATGCCTTTGAAGGCGGAGCCAATAGTACTGGCGATGTCGTCAGCGATCGATGTCACGCTGCTGGCCATGTCGGTCATGCCGTTGCCCAAGCCGGTCATGATGTGACCGCCAATTTCGTGCATCAATTTCGACGGCGACTGGATCTGAAAAAGGCTGGTGAAGCCGTTCGCAATGTTGCCGGGGATATCCATAATCCCCTGCTTAACTTCGCCCCACTTCGCGTTAATGCCATCGGCTAGGCCCTGAATAATCTGGCCGCCGATTTCGAGCATCTTGCCAGGCAATGCGGCGAAGGCTTCCACGATCCAGATCGTGAAGTCGCCAATGACCGCAGTGACTTCAGCCACCTTTGTGGTGATCGAGTCCCAGCCTCGAAGGAAACTGGCCCATTCGTTGACGGCGAACGAAGCCAAAATCCCACCGAGATTTACGATTTCAGGCCAGAACAGCACGACAGCCGCGGTCAGCCCGGCGATTGCGGCCGCCGCGGCAACTACGGGGAGGCCAAGCGTCCCGACCGCCAACGCGACTGCACCCAGAGGAATGGCAAGGGCGGCGAAGGCAATGGTGAGGCCACCAAGCACGGTGATCGCGTTTTGTGCCTGGGGAGACAGGTCACGGAACCCGGCCGCGATCGTGACCATCCAGTCGGAAAATGAGGTCAGAGCAGGCAGTAGGTTGGCAGTCAGTTCCGCAGTTATGCCGGCGAACGCTCCCTGTAACCTTGAGATATTGTCGTTGAACGCCTCGGCGTTGGCGCCCATCTCGGCCGTGAACACTTGGCCAAAGCTGTCAGCCTCCGCCATCATGGTCTTAAGCGCCTCAGAGCCGCCGTTGAGCAGCGGGATCATGTCGGCGCCAGATCGCCCCATAAGCTCCATGGCAAGGGCGGTCTTCTCGGCCCCGTCCGGCATACCGGCAAGGGCATCGGCAATCTGTGCCAGGACATCGCTGGACGATTTCAGCGTCCCGTCTTCGTTGGCGATATCGATACCGAGCTGCGAGAAGGCGGCGCCCGCCGTTCCCGTGCCGCTGGCCGCATCCCTCATGTTGCGCGACAGCCGCCCAATGCTGCCCTGCAGCCCCTCAAATGCCACACCGGACAGGTCAGCGGCATACTTCAGGCGAGAAAGCTCCTCGATCGGCACGCCGATGCTCTGGGCAGCCTTGGACATATCATCGGCAGCATCAATCGTGCCTTTGACCGCCAGTGTCAGGGCGCCGCCGATGGCCGCAGCAGCGGCGGCCGCAACAACTGCACCTTGCCTGATGGTGGTGCCCAGGTTCTTCATGCCCATCTGGGCGTTTCTCAGCCCGGCGGTGAAGCCCGCTGAGTTCAACCCGAGGTCGACCCGGAGCGCGCCGATTACCGCAGCCATAGTGTTGCTCCGCCGTTACATGCGTGGGATCGATGTGGCAAAAGGAGATTCGAGATGCTGAAAATATTGATGGCGATGAGCCTTGCCGTGGCTCCAGCAGCAGCAGCGGAGACAAGTGCCACCTGCACCACTGCTGCCTCTAGAACGGCAGCTTTTTTGATTGAGGAGGCGAAGGGGACACGTCACGAAGCCCAGATAGCCGGCGCCATTGCAGCGAAGGGATACGGATCCATCATTGAAACAATCGCGGCAGGTTTGACTGAAGATCAGTGCGCACTACTTTTCGCAGCGCCAGACAGCACGTTGAGAGCCATGGCCATCACTATGCTCCCCGAGCGGATGGGCAAATAGGGCCGCCACGGCTACCCCTTCCGCCGGGCGGCCATGATGGATTTGAACGCCGCGATCTGCTCGTCGGTAGTTTGCCCTTGGCTAGTTGCCCTCGGATTTAGGAGCGCTTGGAGCTTCGGCAGCTTTTTGGGCTGGTGGTAGGCGTACGCCGTGAGAGATGCAGCCTGGTGGGCCAGAAAAACCATGTCGTCGACCTGGCGTTTGCGTGCCGCAATTAGCCCCTCGATGGACAACTGGTATTCCCGGACCGACATGTCCCAGAACGTCGCGGGCGACTGGCCGAGTTCGATCCAGCTTCGCAGCAGCGAGGAGAAATCTATCTCTTCGCTACTGCCTTCCGAGGGTTCGGATTTGGCGCCGCCTCCGCTGAACCGCCACCCATGGCCGCGCCGATGGCCGCCGACCAGATGGGCAGGTCGGTCATTTCAACCAGGTCGCCAACCTCGTCGGTCGACATTCCCTTGTGGTGCTTCAGCAGTCCGGCCCAAATGAGCAAGACGAGATCGTCAACAGCATCGGCGCCCTTGGCCTCAAGGCCAGCGAGGAGATCGCTAAGCGGCGCATCGGGGCGCGCCGCCTTGATGGCGGAGAGCGCGTTCAGCGAGTAGGCAAGCGTGAAAGTGCCGGCCGGAATAGCGACTTGCGCTTCTGCACGCATGGGGTTTGCCATTTACGGGGTGTCATCCCATACTTCTTCGCCCGATACCGCGACCGTGATGGTGGCAGTCATACGGTCATCGATCGGGATGGCTTTGCTGAACCCGGTGATCGCCGCGTCGAAGGTCACAGTGACGCCGTTGGGAAAGGTAATGCGGTGCGGCACGGTGAGGCCAGAAGCCAGAAATCCACGCAACAGAACGTCCGTGGCGTTGCCTGGAACCCAGTTGATCTCGAAGCTGGCCTCGCCAGTGTCGATCAACCCGGCGATATATTCACGGCGCCGGCCGGGGCTCTGCATGTGGGTGGCGTCAACCCGGTCAGAATTCGCTTCGCCGGGGGTGACGCTGAAAACCTCACCGATCTCAACGAACGCGCTACTGCTGTAAATCTCGTATTTGGTGCCATAGCCGATCTTGGCGTCTGTCATTTTGATCTCCGGAATTGTGCGCCAGTGGCGCGGTTAGAGCGTGACGCCCGGCGTCTGGATATCCACGTCTAGAACGGTGGTGGATGTTGCGAGGCCAAGGAGGCAGACGCCCTCGCCCGAGCCGACATCGGCAACAGGGCAAATGCCGCCTGCAGTATCGGAAAGGTAATAGGCCACCCCGGCGGTCATCGTTGCGCCGATAGTGATTGGCCCGCTGGTATGGACCGCGATCGGCTGGTTCAATGCCGCGCCATTGAGCGCGATGCCCTCGGCAATGCGCAGCGCCGCCGTGGCGTGGTTTGAATCGGCCTTCAAATACTTGCCGGTGCTGGCGTCCTTCACCACGGCCTGGCCGGCGGTGATCGTTTCGCCGGCAAGAGCGTAACCAGCGCGCGCGCCGCCGGAACCAGCGACCACGCTGGCCGCTGTGACTGATAAATCGGCCATCCGTGGCCTCCATATTTGGGATTGCGCCAGCCCACGGCGCGATAGGGGCTAAATCAGGCCAGAGCCCAATGGATCAATGCGTCCCTGCTGTCCGTAAACCAGCTCGTGGCGCCGTCTTTGTCGAAACGTGTGCGCTGCCCCTGCATAAAGCAGCCTTGAAACTCGAAGCCCTGAAACACGCCACGAAAGCCCGACAGGCGATCTCCCAAGGCATCGGCCACTTCGCGGGCAGCGGCAGCCGTAGCGCCTCGGCAGTCGAACTGAACGCGGGTTTGAACATAGCCACTGGCACCAGCCATCGTGTAGTCGGTGACGCCGCTAACCGTGAACATGACGATCGAGGGATAGATCGACCCTTGAGGCAGGGTGTCCCAGTGAACGCGGTTGCCGACGAGTGTCACTAGTGGCGCATGGGCAAGCAAGAGATTGGCGAGCTTGGTGTGCATCACTTCGCCTTCAATGCCTTGCGGGCCGCCGCGGTGACGGCATTCTCAACGCCAAGCCACAGTTCGTCACCGATGCGGTCAAGCACTTGGGTCTTGGTCTGGTCCCATGCTGGCCGCATGAAAGGTTGCGGCGGGTTACCATCGCCGCCGAACTCACGAAGGTGCCCCTGCGGTCGGCTGTCCGGGCCGATGAACCGTTCCTGCTCTGCGGCTTTGACGTGTTCGCCCCGCTGAGCGCGGGACAGCGTGCCCGAAACGTCGATGCTTTCTGCCAATCCGCCGGTATCTCGAGGCGCAAGGGCGCGAGCTGCCTTCGCGGTGATCTCGCCCGCTTCATCAAGCGCCTTGCGACCGATGGCCCTGCGCTTCGTCGGAGTGAACTGCGATAGTGCGGCGTCCAGTTCGCGGAGGCCGTCGACTTTGACAGTGACCTTCATAGGTCAGCCTGTGCCGCTGCGCTGATCTCGATACCCTCGCGGCGGCCAAGCTCCTTCACAGCCGCGATGTCGAAGGTCTTGCCCTCATACACAACGCGATCCTTGGGGTTCAGCGTCGACAGGGACGCGGAATACCGGACCTGAAACCGTACCGACACCACGGCGCCGACCTGGCCGGCGCGCGCCTTCTCGCCATCGCTGGCGTATTCCACCGATGCCCAAATTTGGTCTGCATCAGGTGTCCAAACCTCGATCGGCTGATTGTCGCCGTCGAAGCTGCGGCTATACCGCTCAATGGTGATGCGGCGGTCGAGAAGGCCGATATCCATCAGTTGCCCCACCGCATATAAGGCGAAATGAGGCTCGATACGCCCATCGGCAGCGATGAAACGCCGCTTTCGGCCCCATCGCTGCGGAAGCGATGCCAGTTGCCAACCATCAACAGGATGGCGGCTTTTAGTGCCGCCGGCACGGTACTGATGGCGGCCGCTGCCTCTACCGGCGGGTCGGCCTCTGGGTCGGCTTCAACGGCGGGCACCGTTGGATATCCAGCCTTGAATGTTACTGAGACAGGAGCGGTTTCGTGCAGGTTTGAGGGGGATGAATAGTTGGTGTCCCATTCGACATATGCCGAACCGGATCGGTCTGCCTGCAAGCTGTAATCGGCATCCGAGACGGTGGAAACCTGCCCATCAACGTCACGCCAAGTGATGCTGACAATCTCGGACACCGGCCCTGGTGACAGACACATGCGCCCGCCAAACCCGTCGAAGTCCTGCCGCCAGGTCTGCTCGACCAAAGCGCGGCCGAGAACGCCAATTCGGCCGTCCAGATGAGAAACGGCGGCTGCAATCAGGCCTTGGATAAGGCCGTCTTCTGCGTTGTTTTCGACCTTCAGGTGCAGCTTCGCCTCATCAAGGGACACTGGCATCAAAGCCGGTGGGATAACGAGGACGGGCGCGTACATTACTTGACGCCCTTGTTGGCCAGCTTGGGATCTGCCTTGTTGGCGACGACTGCCTCCGCCTTGGCTGCGGGCTTTGGCGCACTCTTGGACAGATGGTTCGGCAGTGCCTTGAGCAGCTCGGTGCCCTGCGCATCGTTGACCTCGAAGTCCTCGCCAGGACGCAAGGTGTCGGCTTGCACCGAACTGATGCTGATCTGGTCGGTCACATAGAGTTTCATGGTTGGCTCTCCTTCGGCTCATAAGAACGGCGGCACCGAAGTGCCGCCTCTCGTGATCAGCCGAGTGATTACGAGGTAAGATCGGTGATCGAGGTCGAGAATGTGCCCTTGATGAAGGCTTCAGGACGGTAGACAGCCAGGGCAAGACGCTCTTCAGCCAGGATGGTGACGAGGTTCTTGCGGAAGTTCTGATCGTCTTCCGTCGAGACTTCGACGCGGGCATCTTCACGGTCGAAGATCTGGGCACCGAGACGGAACGCGCCCGTCAAGTAGGTGCCGGCAGTCATGGCCTGGGTGGCGACGACTGGCAGGCCCCATAGGGTCGGCTGGATGCTGCCCTGCGGATTGCCGATCAGGTAACGGCCATCGGCGTCCTTGAGGGTTTCGATGTTCGCCCAGTCGATCGGGTTCATCACGATGCCGGTCGGAGGAAGCTCGGCAAGAGCGCCCTGCAGCATGGCATAACGAATTACGTCGATCTTCTGGGGCGTCACTACAACCGAAGTGCCGGCTGCGAAAGCCGTCGCTTGGGTGTAGATGCCGTTCAGGTCCGTGCCGGTGCCGCCGCCGTTGAGCAGCTGAGCTTCTTCGACATAGGCCAGGCCGTAGCGCAGGCGCCCGTCGATGTAGCTCTGCAGCATTGGCGCGTCATCAAGGATCTGGCGAGTTGCCAGCACCCAATGGGCGATCGTGGTGACGGAAGTCGTCACGATATCGAACTTGATTTCCGACTGTGGCTTGGTCGGGCCGGTCTGTTCCGACACGGTCGCGGCCGAGTTGGTGTAGCCGGTCTCCTTCGGGTACTGGATCGAAGGCTGGCTGGTGCGCCCGGGGGTGAGCAGATCACGGACCGTCATGCGACGGACAACTGGATCAACCATCGGGGCGCGCATCGGGACCAACAGATCGCCGGCAGAACCGTTGGCGTCGGTTGTCAGAGACGAGATGATCGCCTTGACTTCCATGCCGACACGCCGGCCAGCCTTGGGGTTGGCCATGAACGACTTCACTTCATCGTTCTCGATGAACTTGTAGCCCGCCGACTGGTGGCGCTCGCCTTCGGGGCCGAAGCTGCGGACCGCCTTCTGCTCAAGTTCATCAAGGCGGGCCTTGGTCTCATTGACCGCGGTAATCGCCTCGTCTGCCTTCTGCTTTGCGCCGGCGGCCAGCGGCTCACCGCGCTCGGCCTTGCCAAGGGCATCCTGTGCGATTGCCTTCAGCTCATCGAAGCGCGTATCGAACAGCGCTTTGGTCTCGGCAGCCAGATCGGCCACCGACTTGGTTTCGGTTGTCATTTTGGGAAGCCCTTTCGAGGCTAAGAGGGAATGTTAGGCCTGGAGCGCCTTCAGGTACTCGGCCAGTTCACTCGCCTTGACCTCGGGATCCCCCCGAAGATGCGGCGTTGCCTTGGCCGCAATTGCGGTCGCAAGGCTTTTCGAGAAACCGCCTGCATCCCGCAGGAAGTCCTCAAATTCACGGACCGTGGGCATGCCGCCGCCGGCCAGGATGTCTTTGACGTTGATCACCCGCGTCCGATCGTTCATCGGGATCGTGACCAGCGAAATTTCGTGCAGCGAGACTTCGATGAGCTGGCGCGCCTTGCCCTCGAAGCGATGCTTCAGGGTTTTGAAGCCCATTGAAAGTCCACCCAGGGAGCCGCTGCGAGCCCGAGCGCGGGCATCCCGGCTTTCCTGGGTGTCATCAAAGCGACCCTTGACGATAAGGCCCTCGCTGACTTCCTTGAAGTCGTTCCAGACGCCGACCGGGCGCTTGTGGTCGTGGAACAACAGCATTGGGATGGATTTTCGACCCGCCACTGACGCTGAAATAGCGCCTGGCATGACGATATCGCCGCCGTGATCCATGTTGCCGTAGCCGACAGCGAGGCCTTCGATGTGGCCGTCATCGTCAATGCTCTTGGCATCGAGGGCAAAATCTAGCTCATCCATTGCTTTCTTCCCCGTCTTCACCCGGAATGACCGGGGGTTGTGAGGTGGTGGGCTGTTGCCCGATTGGAATATTCTGCGACTGCACTGTCAGTTCGTCGGCTGCGCCGCCCTTGGGCGGCAGGTTTTCCCAGCCGCGCACTTCATCGCGGGTGTAGATGCCGTTCTGAACACCAGTCGCGTAGCCGGTCATGCGGGTAGCACTGTCGGCGCGCAGAAGGCCTTCGACCTTGAATTCGGCCGTGATCCTGCGCCGCTCGGTGGGCTTGATGAGCGACCGGCGAACTGTCTGCTCTATGCGGGTCAGGTAAGGACGGAGACTGTAGGTAAGGAAACCGATGTTTTGCTGCTCAAGGCCAGTGCCCCAGCTTGTTGACTTTTGCGTGTGGCCAACCATGAACGGGGGGACACGAAACCAACGGCAGATTTCTTCGATGCTAAACGACAGCATCTCCAGCATCTGCGCGTCCTGGGCGCTCATTGAGAGCGCATTGAACTTCATGCCGGCTTCGAGGATGCCCGACCCGCCATTGATGATCGGGTCGAGAATATTGGTCCTGGCTAGGGGGCGCTGCTCATCCGAGAGCGTCTTGTCCATTTCGAGGACGCCTTCGCGGCGCATGTTTTGGCCATAGAGCTTGGCTGCGGCGGCCGTCGCCATACGGGTCGTATAGAGCGTGTGTCGGGCATAGCTGATGGGCGAAAGGCCCTCATCGCCACCGTTACCGAAGCCTCGGACGTGGAACATGTCCTCTTCCGCGATCTCGCGTTGGCGCTTGTTGGGCTCCGTGTAACGGTAGCGGCGCGCGCCGCTGGCAGTGCGAAAGACTTCGACCTGGCCAGCGTTGAGAGGCTGCAGCGCAATGATGCGAGGGTAAGGGTCCGCGGCCGAACGGGGCGTCATGTAAAGTTTCTCGGCGTATGCGTTACCTGCGACACAAAGTGAAGCGGCAATGCCCTCCCAGAACTCGACGGCAGTGTAATCAAAGTGTGGACTGTCGTGCAGCAGCGCATAGAGCGAGTGGTCTTTATCGACCTCCCGACCTCCGTCCGATCGCTGGCGGTAGACAAGCATTGGTAGCGTCGAGATCGTTTCCGCAATGAGCCGAATACAGGCCCAAACGGTCGCAATCTGCAGCGCGGCGTCCGGTCCGAAGTCACGATCGCCGCCATCAGCGGGCCGTCCGCCACTGCTGACGAGCTTCCCATCAGTGCGCGGCCATCCAAAGAGCCACCGCAATGGCGTCATGAGCGGGGAATTGTATACCGTCATGATGCCATCACCGGCCGGGACAGGAAACTTGTCATGTCTTCTGCTTTCCCTAGCTCATTGTCGGCAGCGCCGGCCGCCATGGCGCATGTAACGAGCCCGTCAATTCGGCCCCGGCTGCGGTCCTTGTCGAATGCCCGGTTTTCCTGCCCGTCACTCACGACATGCGCGTTTGCTGCGCAGGCTGTGGTCACCGGCGAATCCTCAATGGTGATCGTCTTTGCCAGGATGCGATCCTCGAACCGCTCGATCGACCGCGGCATGGTCAGTTGCTTTTCCTCGAACCGGACCATCTTGCCTTGGGCATGGCTGACTAGTTTCAGGCCCTGCCCTTCCGGCTTGTCCGCGCCCTCGGACTTCCACACCGGGAACCCGATCTGCTCGCAAGCGGCAATGAAGTCGGCAATGCCGGCCGGATCGAAGGCCAGAAACTCAACCTGATGCTCCGAGCAAATCCGCGCCACTTCGGCGGCAATGAAGCTCTTGTCGATCACCGCGCCATCAACGGCGGTGATCAGCTTGGCCTCTACCCATTCGACATAAGGCGCCTGGTCGGCAATCGACCGCTCCTTGAGCCGATCGCGCACCGTCCAGTACCAAGTTTTCTGCCAGAGGTGGCCGTTGGCATCGATCCAGGCTGCCGTGAGGGCGGTCAGATCGTTCTTCTTTGACAAGTCCAGCGACAGCCAGCACTTGCAGCCCTTGAGTTTGGCCGGGTCGACTTCACCCAGCACCGCGAGCCATGCATCCTCGGCAATCCAGAACTCGCTGGCGCCGACCGGAATGCCGAAATACAGCCTCTTGGTCGACAGCGCCGTCGACAGCATCTGCTTGGCGGTGTTGACCATGCCGTCGATATTTTCGCGCGGGAACGTGATGCCCAGCGCCGGCAGTGATTTCGTCCAGACCTCGGGTGTCTCGAAAATGGTTTCGTGGTCTTTGGCGTCGACACGGGCGATGAAGGCGAACGCCTCGTCATCGAAGAATTTGCCGGTCGCCACTTTCTGGTAGAAGGCAGAATAGTTCGATCCGACGATCTGGTCGACGGCCGGGGTATTGGTGCCCAGTAGCATCAGCGCATCGCCGGGCATCTTGCCGATTGCGGCTTTCCACACCTCGATCGAGGTATTGGACTTGAACTCGTGGATCTCATCGGCCGCCACCAGGATGGGCTTTGGGCCGGAGACCGCTTCGCCGTTGGCCAATGCCTGGAACAGAGATCCCGATTCCGGGAACTCCACCTTCCAAGCGTTATCGCCTTCGCCGCGGATCAGCGCCGCGCCGCGATTAACCAGCGTGTCGCCTTCGTCAACTTCTTCGCCCGGCGCCGGCGGGATAGGCCCTCGGCACATCGCGACGGCATCCTTGAACAGCACGTTGGCCGTGTTTCGGTCTTGGCCGATAGCGAATGCCTTGGCGCGCGGGATGCCGTAGAACCCCGCCATGTAGAGCCCGATGGCCGCCATCAGTGGCGACTTGGCCTGCCCCTTGCCAGTTTCCAGCCACGCCGACCTGAACCGCATCCGGCCCGATGTCTTGCGCCAGCCGAACAGCGATCCGACGCAGAACACGTGCCATGGCAGCAACTGAAATGGCTGCCCGACCTTTGCGCCTTCCGAGATCGTCAGCATCGCCGGGAAGAAGCCCAGCGCATGAGCTGCACGATCTGGCTCCCACCTCAATCCTCGATCCGGCCCATGGGTCAGATCATCCAAATGCCGCCGGCAGGCAGCAATCTCGAACTCGCCAGGCAGGCTCCCATCTGGTCGGCGGCCCCTTACTACCGCCTGGGCATATTCAGTTGTCGGGTCACTTGACGGCTGAGAGGTAGCCGTCTGCCGCGCGCGGCGCTCTCTTGCCATTCTCGACTTTCCCCGCGGCGGCGCGGCGGCGCGGCGACAGACCAAACTCCGCCTCGAGCGAAGCGGCATCGGACGCGGCTTCGCGCATCACAGTGAAATGCGGCGAGGTCCGCGCGATCGCCCGGCTGTTGCCGCGCTTGGGTTTCGTCACCGCCCCGTTTTCCGCGACCTCACGAACGGCCCGGTCATAAAGCACATAGGCCACGACAAGCCGCTGCAGCGCATGGGCATTGCCAGGTGCCAGCAACTGACGTTCGCGCAGTTCCGTGGTCAGCACCCGCCAATGTTCGGACGCAGATGCGATCTCCAGCACGTCGCTGAACAGCGAGACCCAATCCGGTTCGGGAACGATTGCCCCGGCATTATCAACTGGTTTCATGCAGGTTACCCCTTCGGGGTAGGCTCAACTTTTACTTCTGAAAATGATCTCGGTGCGAACGCAAGGTCGCCACCGGTCTAGTAGACGAGCCCTTTTAGACTTTTGCCCACCCCCCGGTAGCTTGCGGGGCCGTGCGGCTGAATGGTATGTCAGTTGCCATGGCAACAGGATCACGACGCGCACATGCATTGATCGCTTCGCATCTGGAGATCATGCAGCAGGATATTGCAGAGACTACTGATACGCTGCGGCGGGCTTCTGACGCTATAGCTTCAATCGCGACCAAGGCACGTGGCGACAAAGAATTGAGGGACGCACTGTTGCAAGCGATGGCGGCGGACTTGGCCAGGGTTAGTCGTCTCTAGCCATCAAGCCTTCCTTGCCCATGGGTGCTGTGGGTCTAGGGGCCTGCCGTCTTGCCCGTTGCCCTTGATGAACCCGACACGCTCTTCGGATTGGACAGGACTATCGTGTACCGACTTGGCGATAGTCTCGATGTTGGCCGGGTCCCAGAACAATACTGGGTCTCCCTTGTGCGGCTTGATGTGGTTAGCCACTGGGCTATTGGGTGCTGGGTATTTGCCGGCCAGGATGATGCCGGTACGCTGGCAGGTGAAGTTGTCTCGCACATAGCATGACCAAGCCAGGCGCTGCCAACGTGCGGTCGAATACCACTTGCGGTAGCCTTGGGCCTCTGGACTGCGGCTATCGGGCCATTTGGATGGCATTGCGCAATCCATTCTATTCCCTGTGGTCAATAACAGGCCCACTTTCACGCGTCTCTGCGCAAACCTATGCTACGGCAGGGCGTCCCTGGCCTTGATCTCGACATCCATTTCGATGGTCGCGGGCGCCACACGACCTGCCAGCCATAGCACTGCAGTCAACATGGCCATCCGAATACGGTAGCCGGATGGCCTTTTGACGATGATGCGCAGGGACACGCCAGGGATGGGCACCGGAATGCTTGGGCTCGTCTGTGCCATCCTGCTCTCCGTCTGTCTTGGGTGGGGCGAAGCGGGCCGGGCTTGATACCGGCTATGGCGTCCCATCAGTACAGCGGGATTTGAACCCACGGCCTCCGCCCATTGGCAGCGCTCTATCAGCCTGAGCTATGTACTGGCGCTTCCATCAGCGCCGCCGCTTCGATCTGTTGTTCCCCGTTGGGGGAGGTAGGGCGAACCTAGTCGAGCGCGTCCGCGTTCGGAAGGACGCTTGCAGGCTCTTCGGGTGGCAGCACTGCAGAGTCGCCCGGCATCAAGCCGCCGAGGTCCAGTGCAAACCAGATGATCAGGGCTATAAGCCCAACGACAAAGCCACCGATAATTATCCGAGCTGCGTTGTTGTCTTTTCGTGCCATGGGGCCCACCAGCATTTAGCTGCTGAACGGCGAAGGGCGAAACGTGTTGCTGGTTTCAACCTATGCTACATGCCGACTGCCTGGGCAGCTTCAGAATTTAGGGCGCAAAACAGAATGCGCCTGGCACTAGGTGCAGGCTGGGGGCAAACCGGCGAAAGTCTCAACCGCAAGGCTGCTTCGCTAACAGTCATCCGCCTCATCCGAGGGTAAATTTATGCTGCTTCGCCCACGGCGTCAAGTTCTGCCCACTTGGCCGGAATTTCAACTGGGGACAGATGCCCGAAGATCATGACAAGCGCCTGCAGCTTGCCTTTCGCGGTGACGTTGGTAACCTGGGCGAGGAACTGCGAGAACGGCCCATCGGTGATCCGGATCGACGCACCGGCGGGGAATCTCATGCGCACGGTGTCCCGCTTAGTCTTGCCAATTTCGCCTCGCCTGATCTTGGCGGCCCGGGTGCTGTCGAACTGCAGATCGGCCTCTGCCTCCTGAACGGCACGAAGGGCTTTTTCGTCTTTGGCGTCGAGGCGGCAGGGCCGGCCTTCCACCCCAAGCACGCTTTCCACGCCCTCGCAGGCCCGCAGCACGTACCAAGGCACTGCACCCTCGATGTCGACAAACAGATACCGCGGCATCAACTGCAGCTGCGTCTCTACCCACACCTTGCGCCGCTTGTTGAACCGCTCAATGCGGGCCATGGGCGCATACGTGGAGAACCCCGCCCTGCGCAGGTTGCGTTCGGCCTTGTCTTCGCTCTTGATGTTGGTTCGAACCACGTACCATGCCATAGTCTCGGTGCCCCTGTTGATGAAGTTTCAGACCGACCCGAAGGCCTTGAGCCCGGATGCGTCCGCGTCGTAAATCCGCGTATTCAGGTTCCGAACCGGGATACGCTTCCCATCATGGTCAATGTCGCCGTCTACCGGCATGGGATTGAACTTGTCGGTCCTCATGGCATAGTGGATTTGGCAGCCGGCAAGGATGGTGTCGCCTATGGCCACATACCAGTTGGTGGACCGGGCATTGGTACGGACGCCAAGGGCCTCATGGCTGTCGATGACGCCATGGACGGTGCCGAACACCGCTCTGTAGTGATCCCCATCAGGGGCGTAAAACCAGTTGTCCGCGGTAATCAGGTATTTCTCGCCAATCTGCATTCTCGGTGCCCCTGTTGATTAGATGGTGGTAGCGCTGGAGCCGAAGGAAATACGGATTGCCCGAGCGTCTGCCAAAGCGTTGTGCGGTACGGCCGACACGATATCCTCCATGTCCGACGCTAGTTGCGAAGTGCATGGGAAGTTGAGGCTTTCCGAGTGGTCTTTACCGCCAAAACTGCTATAGAAATGGACGAGGTCCGTGTACCAGTCAGCAACTATGTTGGGCCGATGGAACTGGCTCAAGAAGTTCGCCAGCGACACGCGAAACTCGGCGCGGGAGTTACAGTAAATTGTGGGCTTTTCGGCGCTGATGACGGGCAGCACGTTTTCAAATACCCATGCGTCCCACACGCGGGGTTCAGGCAAAACGGCGTACCATTCCCGGCCATCATCCGCCACTAGCGCCATTGATACCAACTCACCGCCGAACCCGTTGAATTCGCAATCGAGAAATAGGTTCGTGCTCATGCTCTCTCTCCATGTTCCGGGTTATGGGATGCGCAGAACCACTGCCCTGCCCGCTTCGCATCCTTGTGGTCGATAGCGGCCGAAAGGTTCGCCCCATGCCCAAAGCTGGCATAGGCACCGCATACCTCGCAGCGCATCACGTATTTCAGGTGGGGGCCGGACTTCTCGAAGGTGCAGGGCATCATGCTTGCCGCCTTTGATCGAGAGCGGAACGGCCGGGCAGAGGATCACCCATCATCGACGCCGTAAGGCTGGTGTGGCGTGCAGCCGGCGGTAAAGCCGACATCTCCGGACCACGCTCCACCACGTTGGCAAAGGGATGCAGCGATCGGCGGGCGTCGACTCTCCATGTAATGCGATTGGGCTTGCGAGGTGGAGCGCCGCGCTTCTTGGGCTGGGTCATGCTGCCCTCGCCTGTTCGATCTCGGCTTTAGTGACGGTGCTGGTGCCCCTGTCGCCAAAGATCACTTTCCGACCTCGAATGCGCTCAATGGCGGGGATTATTGGATCGCCCTCTTGGATCACGACGAGGTCAGGTGACGGCTGCGACTGCGCGGGCAACGCTTCAAAAGAGCGCCAAGCCCCATCAGCGATCCACTTGTCGAGAGGCGGGGCGAATGGCAGGCTATCAGCCATGCTGCGGTTGCGTTTAACCTGCTCGGCAGCCCACCACCTGCCGAAGCGCTCGGCTTTTGAAGCACACGCCTGCTTGTCCGCCGGCGCCAGTCGCCGCCATGCGCGCTCGGCCTTGGCGTGATTGAAGTGCGGAGACCGGGGAAAACACTTCTCGACATCGGCAAACGACGCGCCCGCTTCGCCCCCTTGGGGGCTAGGGGGGGTATTTTCTATCTGGTTCTGATCTGTATCTGTCTCTGCTTCTTGGGGCGTCACATGGCCGTCACGTGACGTAACGACGCCGTCACCACCTAGGGACCCATTGTCACCGTGACGGTCTTTCCCCTGTTTCCGCTCACGATAACGAGCTTGGCGCTCGGCAGATTTGTCAGACTGATATTGACGGTCGCTCCACTTGACCACAATGCCGTCAGCCAAACGCCCGGCATTGGTAAGCGCTTGGAAAACAGCAGCCACGTCAGCCTCATCCGTTCGCAGAAAGTAGGCGACTTCAATTGGATCGACTTCAAATCGTCCGCCATCATCAATCTCCGATGCGCTTTCGAGGATCACCCCCCAAATCCAGACGACGCGCTCAACCGGCTGCTTGGAGCGGATAGCAACAGCCACGAGTTTTTCATCGCGCATCATGCCGGTGTAGTGTCGGAACCAGCGACTCATAGCCCACCCGCCTCCATACGTTCTTTGTGCCGGCGGATGCCGTGGATGACGCCGGTATGGTCCTTGCCGCCCATGGCCCTGCCGATCATGGCCAGGCTATAACCAAGCTGTTGCTGCAGAAAGAAATAGGCTTCAAAGCGTGCCGCCACGACCGCCTTGTTCCTGGTCTTGCCTTTGATTTCGGCACCGGAAACCCGGTGCTTTGCGCATACCTCTGCTATGATGGCGTCGGCGGAAGAGTGCTGCCAGCGGGCGCCTGAATTCTTGTATGGCGTGCGGTAGACAAACAGGAAATCGCGCGGCTTGCGCTTCCGCTCTATCTCCGCAGGATCTGCATCCGCCGCTATTGGTGCCCTATCAACTCGGACGCGCACGACTTCCGCAGGCGGGCGAAGCCGGCCGCGGACCTGGCGAACGTCATCCATCAGCTCAGCCGCAGAGCTGAACTGCCTCGCTGGCATCATGTAGCCGATCGGATGAGACCGAGGCGAATGGGCAACTAGTCCCGCCATGATGGGCCTCCTGTCTTGGACAGCTTCATCACATCGCGGGGCTTGGCCGCTTCAGCCTGTTCCCGCCACACCTCTGCCAGGCTTCGCGTCAGGTTCAGGTGGGCGTTAGTCCGCTTGCCCTCACCATTGGTCTGGACTGCCTTGGGTGAGCTCATCACCCTGTCCTCTTGTTGTAGGGAGGTCATGCTGCCTCAACCATGGCTATGCGTTCGCCAATCACGCGCATGACGTTTACCGCCATGCTGTTGCCGAGCGCTTTGTATCGGGGACCATCAGCAGCGGGCTTGCCGCGGTGCAGGATGGCGGTGAAATCGTCGGGGAAACCTTGAAGGCGCTCGCACTCGCGAGGCGTGAGGCGGCGAACTGCCCAAGCCGCTTGTACGGCCTGAACTTCGGGGCGGGCCTCTAGGGTGTAGGCAATATCAGCCTGTACACCGATACCGTCTGGGCCGCTGGCCGGGTTCTGGCGCAAAGCGCCGGCTTGGATTGCATGGGCAACAGCAGCCGGTTGCCCGCCGCCAGTAGGGCTGGGGATGGTAAGTGTTGGCGAAACTTCCACGCCAAATTTGGGTGTGACAGATGTTGCGAGGCCATAGGCAACCGCGCCGACACCCAGCCCCCCGCGCCCGCCGTTCGGGGTTAGGATCGCGTTTGCTGTGCCGTCCTGGCGGGTTTCGAGGTTTGGACCGTCGCCGCGTCCGCGTTCCACAAGGACGATCGGCTGAGGCGCGACGACAAATGTCTCACTCTCAAAGTCCAGCCGACCAGCCGGGCCACCGTGGGCATTGAGGGCAGTAGATGCCTCAATTGGTCCGCGCGTATCATTACCACCGAACGCCTGGGCAATTAGTCCGCCGTCGCAATCGAAGTCGGTGCCACGTCCGCCACCGCCCTTAGTGCGAGCGCTAATTGTGGGGGCAACTCTTTGCCCCGCTTCTCGGCGCGGCGCAGAATCCCCGCGCAAGCCCGCGGTGTCAAATAGTACCGCTGCGGCACGTCGCCAGTCTCCAAGATATCCGACAACGAACACACGGCGTCGGCGTTGCGGGACGGCCCACTCGTGTCCATGTGCTCGACAGAACTGAGCGTCAAGCACTCGGTAGGCGAACCCATACCCGAGTTCCCCCAGCCCTGCGAGGAAGGTTCCAAAATCCCGTCCTCCGTTCGAGGACAGAACGCCGGGGACATTCTCCCAGACCAGCCAGCGGGGCTGATATCGTGCAGCAATGGCAAGATAGGTGAGCATGAGGTTGCCGCGGGGGTCAGCCAATCCGGCTCGGAGCCCAGCGACCGAAAACGACTGGCAGGGGGTGCCTCCAACAAGAAGTTCAATTGCATAGTCCGGCCACTCCTGAAACTTCGTCATGTCGCCCAGATTGGGGACGCCGTTGGCGGCCGGAGCTTCGCCTGGCAGGTTGCTGCCGTAGTGGCTGGCCAGCACGGCGCTGGGGAACTTCTCGATTTCCGAGAAGAAAGCCGGCGTCCAGCCGAGCGGATGCCAGGCCATGGTCGCGGCTTCGATACCACTGCAAACGGACCCGTATCGCATGCTACTCCCCCACTCTATTGGAACGGGGGCCGGCGATCGCACGAAGCAGCCGGTTTGTGGTCGGGTTGAACTCTGCCAGGATGCGGCTAGAGGCGGGGCGGCGGAACGTTACCTTGCCAATGCGGACGCGGTGAATGGTGGTGAAGCTGCGGGGATTGCCCATGGCTATAGAGCCCCAGTGACATAGAGCAGGCCAACGGTCGGCAGAAACACGACCCAAGCGAACACGGCTGCGGTGATAAGCAGAGCGCCTGCGACGGCGGCGAAGGTATCCATGGCCCGTTACTCCGCTGCCGAGGTGGCGGCTACGGCGGCCTCAAGCCCCGCGATCACGGCGTCCTGGTTGGCCTGTCGGCGCTGCAAGCCCTCAATTGCGGCGGCGCACAGACGGTCGGCGTCAGCAATCGCCCGGTCCTTTGCAAGCTCGGCAATGTGTAGCGCGGCATCGAAAACGCGCTGGGCCTCTTCGTCCGTGGCATTGCGGATGCGGCGGGCGCTCTCGATCTGCTCATCAACAAAGCCGCGTTCGTCTAGCGCGTTGTCGATTTCCCGGCGCCACTGGACAACCTGCACATTGCTTTCGACCAATACGGGCATGGTGGCGGGCAACTCCGCAGCCGAGGCGGAAGCGGCCATGGCCTTCATGTCGATGATCGTTGCGGTCTTTCGAGCCATGTTTAGTCTCCCTGGTGTGGATTGGTGGTTTCAGCCCCAGTCGCGGGACTGGTCGTTTTCGTGGTCGGCGTCGGTGCCGCGGCTTCCGGACAAATCTTGTCGGCCAGATCCCCAGCCCATGCGTTCAGGCGCCTCGCGATGGTCGCGCGGACTGACAGCGGCAATAAGCGCTGCCAAACGTTCCTCACGGGCGCGGTTTCTTGCGCGTTCAATTCGGGCCTCCTCTACGGCTACTGCCGCCAAGTCTTGGATTTCGTAGTGGTCAATCCGGCGGGCTTCCTTGCTCACCAGGGCCTTGACCCGCCTCTCCGTCCACCGTCTCTGGCGCTCCGCAAGCACCTCTTTCGGCAGCCGCTTCTCGTGCGATTTGAGCGCGTCGAACACGTCGCCAATCACACCAGCCACGTTCCGGCCCGTGCGAACTGGAAAGGCTTCAAGGATCAAATCGCGGGCAACATTGGCGTCAGTCATGATGCCCCTGCCCTCGTCTGAAGTTTCCGCGTCCTTGGATGAGTTTTCCACGACCTTGTCCTGACTTGCTGGCATTTGTTGAACCAGCAAGTGAACAGCGCTTGGAAAGGGACAGACGATTATGGAAACGACGCAGAGCCAGAGCTTGATCGAGTTGCTCGTGCGTCAAGGTATCGAGGCCGGGCGCACTGGACATGCGCGAGGCCACGCAATTGGTGATGGCGGGCACGCTGGCAAAAGCGCGCCGCGCCACCAACCGGCAAGGGAGGGAGGAACAACCCTGCCGATCTTGGTATGGACGAACATGACGTTGACGAAGCGGACGAAGCCCATGGGCCGCGTCTGCTTGGTAAGCGCCACGTGACGACCGTGCACAAAGGCTGGCCTTGGCTAAAGCCGCCAGGGGCACGACCGGCATGGATGCGGGAAATTCGCGTCCCATCACGGCAACCAAAGCCCAATGACCACGGCGCTACCGGCAACAAGGATAAGCCATGCAAAGGCGCGGAGAGTTGCAGCGGTTGAAGCTGGTGGCAGCGTGGTCGGCGTGTGAGTGCGAGGTGAGGTCATGCCGCCAACTCCCCTGTGACGGGGTCGTGTGCAGGTGCACGCGTAGCAAGCCCCATGCCAGTTATCTCTGTCAGGATTTCATCTTCGAGATCGTCAAGCTCTATGACCGCATCCCGGTCGATCCGGAGCTTGCGGCGCTTGGTGATGGCCGAACGCGTGGCGGTCAGGTGCGCTTTGGCGCGATCCTTGTTCATTTCGCCTTCGAGCTGCAGCTTGTATTCTTTGATCAGCGCAGACTTGGCGGCGTTGAGTTCGGCAATCTGGTCGTCCAGATCGTCTATGGCGTTGGCGAATTGCTTCCGGGTGAAGGTCATCACGCTCTCGCTGTTTTTGTTGAGGGCGTGGCCTTGCAGCCCACAGCAGCGTCAAACGTCCGCCGGCATGCCCGCGCCTGCTCAATGGTCCCGATCCACGCATGATCGCGATTGTCTGTCAGGAACCCGCCGGAGAAGTGCAGGTACTGGCGCCCTGCCCGAAGGTGGACCTTGCCTGCATGGACCGAGAGAGATTGCCCAACGTCAGTGCCGCGAATACCGGGGCGGTGCTTTGTGTTGGAGATGGTCACAGGAACGGCTCCACGTTTATAGAGGCGCGGATTTGCTGAGCGGCGGTAGACTGCCCATTCACAAATTCACTGTCGGAAGCGGGCGCGTCGAAAACGTCGCAAAGGCTGGCGCATCGCTGGCGCTCGATTGTCACGAGCGCGCAGACGAACAGCAGAAGGCCCTCATATTGCCGGGCGTCCTTCACCGAAATTTTGAGTTGTGGGATGGCCTCATTAAACGCCAGCCCGCTGGAAATCAGAACGTCGTCTGGGATGTCGCTCATGCGGCCACCCGCGCGGGCTTCCGCTTCAGGAAGTCAGCGACCTTCTTATACGTCTTGATCTGGATCGAACTGCCGTCGCGCAGTCGCTGGACGAACTTGCCATCGTTCACTGCCCGCAGGCCGAACGTGGTCTCTTCAATCCCATGACGAGCGCAGTAGGTTTCGATCTGCTTGATGAGTGCGGCGATTTCAATCATGCCACTACTCTGATGGGCTTCTGCCCATTTGTCAATGGGCAAGAACCCAAGTGCAATGGGCGGCCCATTTTGAAATGCTTGCGCCATGGCCAGTGAAGAAATCGAGCGCGTGCGCAAGCTTGTCGAGAGCAACAACCTTCAGATGAAGGCGGTGTCCCTAGCTGCCGATTTGAACGAGACGTTTGTTCGCGACATGCTAAAGCGCGGGCGTGAGCCCTCTGCTGAAAACCTGAAGCGAGTGCTGGACGCCATCGCGCGGCTCACGGGGCGTGTAGCCCTCAATGCCGAGCCCGCGGTGCGGCCGGCGGATGTCGAGATGGTCAACCCGAACGTCATGGCCCGCGACGTGGACGTGCTGGGCGCCGCGGCAGGTTCAGAGGTTGGGCGCGGCTCGTTTCACTTCTCTCTTGACCCGATCGACCGTGCCTATCGTCCGCCAGGCTTGTTAGGCGTCAAAGGCGTCTACGCCCTGTATGTGGAAAACGACTCTATGTGGCCGATGTTCGCGCCGGGGCAATTGGTCTTCGTCAGTCGCACCCGGTCCCCTGCCCCCGGCGATGCCGTAGTTATCCAGTTTCCAGGGGAAGTCGAGGGCGACGAGAGCGGCTTTATCAAGCTGCTGCAGCGCCGGACAGCGGAATGGATCGAGTGTAAGCAGTTCAACCCCGAAGGCCCGGTCAAGTACCGAAACTCGAAAGGCCTGATCCTGCATCGGGTCTATACGAACAATGAGCTGTTCGGAATCTAGTGCATCGTCGCGGGTCTGAACGCCTCTAGCGCCGCCCTGATCTGGTCTATCACCGTGTAGTCTGTACTCGCGAAGTTGGCGTGATCGTCGCCGCCGACAGTGCCCACGACAGGCACGACGACAAAACCCATTCCCTCGCATTCTTGGCTCACCAGGCTGAACCGGTACTGCGGAAACGACGTGGCAAGGTAGCTGCGGAGCTGGGCACGGATCACCACGAGAAAATCGTGCACCTCCGGCCCGCTCATTATCACAAACTCCGTAACCATCACGCGCACCATGTTGCCTGTTTGTTCCCCTATTGATTCCAGAGAACGAAGCCGGAGTCGAGTCGGTCGTTAAGATTTGCCCTGCCCATTTAATTGGGTTATTGCCCATTGACACGATGGGCAGTTGCCCATTACATTGATCCCAACAACCGGGGGGTCACCCGATGGCAAGCCGCACCTTCAGCCAGAACAGTCGCGTCACAGCGTCCGGCTCGATTGACATGCTCGGAGACGAGTTTCCGAGCCTCACCATGGGCAAGGAGCGCCCGGCCATTACTGAGGCCGATATCGTCGCCTACTGCACTCAGGGCCCGAACCTGCCCCGTCCGACTGTGACCGCATGGGAGGGCGCCGACATCGACGCGTTCTGGTTCGACAAAGGAACGTGGCGTCATTGCCAGACCGGCAAGGCGTGGGAAGGGCACCCGGTCAACCTCCTGGAAGCCGCCCGACGCGCTGAACACATCGCCATGGCCAACAACTTCATGTCCGAGGTGGCGTGATGGATATCATAATCCTCTCCGTCACCATCGTTCCCAGCCGCAAGTTCGGCTGCGCCTATGTCGTCACCATGTCGGATAGCTCGACCTATTCGACCCCGGTCTGGTCTCGGCAGTTCATCCCGTTCCTGTCCACCCCCTCTATCGCAGAGAGCAATGCTCCTGCTGGGGAGGTCGCAGCATGAGTGTCGCGTGGATCGCTTTGGGCGACTGTCTTCATGAAATGCAGCACCTCGCTCCGCAAAGCGTCGACCTGGTGCTGGTGGATCTGCCGTATGGCTCTACACAGAACGCATGGGACGCTGTTATCCCCTTCGCACCGATGTGGGAACAGGTCTGGCGCGTCTGTCGCGGCCCGGCTGTGTTCACCGCCATGCAACCGTTCTCGTCGGCACTTGTGACCAGCCAACTGCAGTGCTTCCGCCACGAGTGGGTGTGGGAGAAGAACAAGGCCACGGGCCACCTCAATGCCAAGAAGGCGCCCATGCGGGCCCACGAGGTTGCACTGGCATTCTCTCGCGGCCCCTGTGTCTACAACCCCCAGATGACCGAAGGACATCGGCCGGGCAACTACGCCATGCGCCGAACCTACACGCCGAACTATGGTGCGCAGACGCCGACCGAGTACGGCGGGTCGACAAAGCGATACCCGCGATCCGTCCAGCAGTTTGCGGTCGTTAACAATGACAGCCCCGACCGCCATCACTCCACGCAGAAGCCCGTCGAATGGATGGAATATCTCATCCGGACCTACAGCAGTCCCGGCGACCTCGTTTTGGATTTCGCCATGGGTTCCGGAACCACAGGCGTGGCTGCACTAAAAGCCGGGCGCCGGTTCGCTGGCATCGAGAAAGAACCTGAGTTCTTCGAGATCGCCCGCCGACGCTTGGATGATGCCGGTCGGGTGGCGGCATGATGAGCAGCCCCTCATCACCCCTGCCCGTCACTCCCCACGACATTGCGCAGCTTGCCGAAACGCGCCGTCGCGATCCCGAGCTTGCTCTGAAACTGGCAGCCCAGTCCGCAGATCAATACGCGGCTCCACCGGCTCCAAAGAACATGCAGAGAGGAAAATAGAGATGGCCGAAGAACTGCTTCTCAAGTGGGGAACGCTCAAGGGCTGGAGGCTTGAGAGCGAGGCCAGCAAGGCGGCAATGCAGCGGTATATCGACGGCGGCGATGTGTCGATGGGTGCGATGCAGCAGAGTGATACCGATGCTCAAAAGCAGGCTATTTACGACCTGATCGACGCGGTTGACGGGCCAATCCAAAACGACTGGTCAGGCGAGATGATGACCAAGGATCAGGCCAAGCAATACGTCCGGGAGTACCGGCGTTGATCCCCCTCACCACAATAGAACAACTCACTGAAGCCGCCATGATCCTTCTTACGCTGGTGGTGGTGTTGGCTGTGAGTTTCACCTTTGGCGACCTCA